TGCCCCAGCATCTACGATCTCTACTCAGAAGACTACGGCGACACCGCCGCTCAAGATCAGCTTGGTCAAGATCGAACTAGAAAGCGACTAGAAGCATCGCTCAAGTTGGTTGGGGGCGATCCATACCGAGTCGTGCCAGTCATATGGCAGCGACTCCATCACTGGGACCGACCTTCATTCCGAGCAATGCTTAGCGACGGAGAGTTCCTCCGGGATCAAATCCACATTTGCACCGACCTTGGGATCACTCGATTCTGTCTGTGGGGTAAGCCTACGAGAGTGATTGAACAGGGAACTACTAGCGCTTACGTGGAAACGGATAGCCCTGGTATTTATGAACCTGCACTGAAGTTCATGGGTGGCCATGACGTACCGATGAATGACGAGCAGATCAACGAATGGCTTGGCGAAGTTTATCCAAAGCACGTCATTGAGCTGTTGCTTACGGAGCTTGGATTGAACTGATGACTACTCTCGCCGAAGCACTGCCGAGGCGATGGACGAAGATGTACCTCAACCGTAAGCAGCGGAGGTACTACCAGTCCAAGGCAAGATTCAATGTCGTCCCTCCGGGTCGTCGTAGTGGTAAGACGGAATTAGCGAAAAGGAGGCTTATCAAGCGAGCTCTAAGGCAGCGAAGGTATGATGATGCTAGGTATGCTGCTTGTGCGCCCACGCGTGACCAAGCCAAGGATATCTACTGGGAAGATCTCAAGCGGATGATTCCCCCGCAGTTCATCGCTCCAAATGGGATCAGTGAATCCAAGTTGTCGATCCGTCTCATCACCAACACTGTCATCCAGGTCATCGGCATGGGCAGGCCCGCTCGAATTGAAGGTTCACCCTTGTCTGGGGTGATCCTTGACGAGTACGGCAATATGCGACCTGAGGCCTGGATGGCTCATGTCCGCCCCGCCCTCACAGATCGCCTTGGATGGGCGGACTTTGTGGGCGTACCTGAGGGTCGTAACCACTACTACGACCTATACGTCGAGGCGAATAGGAACAAGAGCGGCGAATGGGCTGTCCATGAGTGGACGACCATGGAGGTCCTTCCGCTCTACCTTGGGCATAATGTCGACCCTGAGGCGGTCCCAGACGACCTTCGCCACCTCCTCGACGATCCCAAGGCGTTGGGTCTAGAGTTGTCCGACCGAGAAATCTCGGCCGCCATGCACGACCTGGATTCGCTGACCTTCGACCAGGAGTATCGGGGGTCCTTTGTCACCTTCGAAGGTCGAGCATACTACGAATTTACCAGAGCCGAGCACACTGAACCAGTCGCCCAGTACTATGACCCGAAAAAGCCAATCGGTCTTTGCTTCGACTTCAATGTCCGTCCCGGGTGTTGTGAGATCATCCAAGACATGGAGTACAAGGGGCGAAACCCGAACGTGGCTGATGAGATAACGGCAGTCATCGGCGAGGTGTACTTTCCTCGTAACTCTAACACGAAGCGGATCTGCAACGCCATCAAGCGGGGGAAGTTTGGGAAGCACAAGGGTGAAGTTTTCCTTTACGGCGACGCCACTGGTGGTGCGAAGCATACCTCCCAAACTGAGGGGTCAGACTGGGAGATCATCGACACCATGCTGTTTCCAGTCTATGGGAAGAGGCTGATAAACATGGTCCCCGAAGGCAACCCCCCAGAGCGTTATCGAGTGAACAGCCACAATGCCCGGATCAAGGCTGCGGATGGTACCATCAATATGTTAGTTGATAGTGAGGACGCTCCTTTTCTCATCAAGGATTATGAGGGTGTCACCTGCGGGCCAGACGGTGCGATTGAGAAAGATAAAGACTCGATGCTGACTCACCCATCCGATGCTGTTGGCTACTGGGCTCACACTGAGCATCCACTCTCGGGTGAGATGGGCTTCGAACTGGAGACTTACTAATGAGCAAGAAACCGATTTGGAAGTCGAAAACCGTGTGGAGTGGACTTTTCATGGCCGTGCTCATGCTATCGTCCATCTTTACTGGCGAGGTTGTTCAGATCACCGAGATGACTCAGATCGCAACGGAAAACGCTCCGGCGATTGAGGAAGCTACTGAAGTCATCAGCGATGATGGAATCATCGACTGGCGAAAGCTTGGAGCGGCAATCCTCACTGTGCTGCTGTTCATGACCAACCTCTTCGGCCGCTTCACCGCTACTCAACCCCTGAGAGTGAGGTGAACCATGGCCATGAGCGTCGCCCGTTCGAGCGTACTGTTCCTCATCCTTGCTCTTACGGCCTGTGCCCAGGATCCTGGTCGCCGTTGGCTTCAAGCTTCCACGATCATGACGGAAACCAATCACCAGGTCGTTGACCTTCACGAACTTGGCATCCTTGGGGATCATGATCTCATTCAGATGGAGCCATATCTCAACACTGCAAACTCCGCGGTGAATAAGGCGAGAATACAGCTTCGATGGGATGGCAACAGGTTCATCGGAGGCTCAACCTTTGACACTCTGATGATGGTCTTCGACTCAGCTATTGACGAAGTCACCAGATACCGAGACGCGGCCTGGACCGGAGACCATGTTGATCCGAACGCTGACAAGGTCGATAAAGTTCGGGAGATTGTGCAATGATCGAAGCTCAAGTTATCCTGGCTATTATGGGTGCAGCGAAGTCCATCATCGTGACTGGAGCTGAACTTCTCAAAGACACACCCGCAACCGAGGCTGAGCTTGAAATAGCCGAAGCTGAGCTTAAATCTTCTCAAGCCCGGTTGAAGGCGGCAATCGAGGCAGCAAAGGCTAGGATTGGACCGGGGTAGGAAAAAGTATGGCTTTAGTGAACGGTGCTAACGGAAAGAAGGTTGAGTGGTCGGGATACATCAGAGCCACCTGGGCAATTTTGGCTTTTATTCTCGCCGCATCCTTTTATCTTGGTGGACGGTTAGAGAGCCCTGCTCAGAAAGAACGCCGTACTGAAGCTTTGATAAAGCCCCACGAGGCATGGATTCGAGTGTTGGAGAAGGATGTCGAGCAACTGAAAGCCCACGTAGAATTTCATCGAAGGTTAGGCGGTCATGACCGGATGGAAGAGAAGATGAAGAGCGTGGAGCGAGATCACCAGATGATCCTAAGGCTAATCGAAGTAGTAGAAAAAATGGCTGAGGAAAAATAAATGCCTGGTCCAGCACCTACAATCGTTGACTATGCAAACCATAGAACTGTAGACCTGGGCAAGGTTTCATCCGATGATGGCGACAGAGTGGATGTGCGATCGGTCGTCTATGAGGAGATGCAGTTCAATTGGGAGCTGGTCGATGATCTCATGGGCGGTACGGCTGCCATGCAGAAAGCCGGTGAAAAGTGGTTACCGCGTGAGCCGAAAGAAGAGCGGGATGCCTACCGTATCAGGAAGAGCAGAACGATTCTCTACGAAGCGCTCAAGGATACGGTCAACAACCTTAGTGGCAAGCCTTTCACCAAGCCTGTGACCCTTCAAGAAGAGGATCTATTGCCTGAGCAGCTGAAGACCATTGCCGTCAACGCTGATGGCACTGGCAAATCAATAACCACCTTCTCTGGCGATCTCATGAAGTCTGCGGTCAAGTATGGACTCGTCCATATCCTGGTTGACTTTCCAGATATACCTGAGATGTCTGCCGCTGAGGAGAAGGAGAAATCACCAAGACCGCTGTTCGTCCTAGTCCATGCGCCACAGCTGATAGGATACAGGTCGAAAAGTGATCCCGAGACGAACAAGCAAGAGATTGTCCAAGTTCGGATCCTTGAGAGTCGAGTAGAACCCCACGGGAAGTGGGGTGATCGACGGGTAAACTTTGTCCGAGTCATCAGTGGTCCCGTCGATGAGGCCATACTAGATGAAGATGGGAATGAAGTGGTCCCGGTAGGAGTCGGCACATTCGAGGTATGGCGAGAAAATCCGGACGAGGACAATGAGGATCAGAAGTGGGAGATGGTACAGCAGGGGACTCATACTTTCCCTGGCGTTCCCATGGTAACCATCCAACTTGATGACCAAGGTTTCATGAAGGCCGAGCCGCCATTGATGGCACTAGCATGGCTCAACCTCCGACACTGGCAGTTCTCGTCAGATCAGACCAGCACGTTTCGCGTTGCACTGTTTCCAATGCTGATGGCTACTGGCTTGACGGCTCAGGAGATGCGTGGCGACGTCTCCATCGGGCCCACAAGGCTGTTCAAGTCGAGGAACAAAGACGCTAAGCTGTCATGGACTGAGCCCCAGGGTTCGACGCTTGAGGCGTCTGAGACCCACGCTGAGAAGATTGAGATGCGGATGGAGGTGATGGGTCTTGAACCCCTCGTAGATCGAGTCCAAACAACCGCGACTGGTAAGATTTCTCAGCACAGCCGTCGATCTAACGATATCCAATCCTGGATTCGGATCATTGAGAACGGTCTCCTTGACGCTTACAAGTTAGCCGCAAAGTGGATGAACCTTGAAATCCTCGAAGATTTCAGGGTTGATATCTTCTCTGACTTTGGTATCACCGATGCTGGTGTTGACCAGATCAACTCGGTTATCGATATGTTCGAGAAGAAACTTATCTCTCACGTCACCTCGCTCCAAGAGATCAAGCGCCTTGGTGGTCTGTCTGAGACCGTCGATCCCGAGGAGGAAGCTTCACAGATGGAAGCCGAACGCGAAGAGGAAGAGGCTAGAATGATGGAGCAGATGAACAGGCTTGGTGACAGTGAAGATGAGGATGAAGACGAAGAAGAGGATGACGGGTTCGAGAAGAAGGATAATCCATTCGGAGGCTAAGCATGGCTGAACCAGTCCCATTCCGAGACTCGAATGTCACCCTACAGCCTCCGCCTGGCACTGGTATGCTCGAGCTCCCGGTGTTGACAGACGGGGAGACTTGTATTTCGAAGTGGATGCTGACGAGTGAAGAGATAGAGGAGATCGCCAGAACCGGACACATCTTCGTGCTTGTTCACACTGGGCACCCGACGCAGCCGCCCGTAGGTCTTTCAGCGGAACCACCGTACATAATCCACGGCTATGGCTCTTGAACCTGTCAACACCGCACTCTTCAACAGGGGTGTCCGTCATGCTGTTCTACTGAGTCGGCTTCAGACTGGTGAAGCCACTCAGATGGTTCGGCTATTGAACGAGCACGTCCTCGTTGATGTTCAGAAGAAACTTAAAGCTCGCTTAGCGAGCATCACAAAGCGTGGATTTGATCTAGGCCCTGCTACGACAAAGCGCCTTCAGGGCATGCTAGTAGAGTCTCGTGGTATCATCTCAGGCGGTATGCCCGCGGTTACCAAAGGGCTTCGAAATAGCCTGATGGGCCTTGGTATCACCGAGTCTTCTTGGCAAGCCCAGCAGTTCGCTTCATTTGGTCTCAACGCGTCAACGCCATCCTTGGGGTTGATTCGAAGTGCTGTAGTAAACGACCCATTCCAGGGTCGAGTACTTCGTGAGTGGACTTCAAAGCTGGGCAAAGACCTTCAGAGCAATTTGAGCACCCAACTTAAGATTGGTATTGCTCAAGGCGAAACGACGAAGCAACTCGGTGCTCGTATCTCTTCTGCTGCCAACTTGACGAGACACCAAGGGCGAGTGATCGCCCGTACAGCGGTGTCTCATACGGCCTCCAGATCTGCAGAACTGACCTTCCAGGAAAACTCCGATGTCATCAAGGGAGTTCAGTTCGTCTCGACCCTTGACGCCCGCACCTCAGATATCTGCATCAGCCTTGACGGTGAACAGTTTGGCCTACAGGAGGGACCCAGACCTCCGATGCACCACCAATGTAGGTCTATTATCATCGCGGTCATGAAGTCGTTTGAAGAAATTGGACTGAAGGGATTCAAAGAACCGCCCCCGCCCGCGCTACGAGCGGCTTTCAATGGGCAAGTACCGGCACGTACAACTTATCCTGCCTGGCTCAAACAGCAGCCCGCAACAACACAAAACCTAGTTCTTGGAAAAGGGCGGGCCGATTTGTGGAGGCAGGGTAAGGTGTCGGTGAAGAATTTCGTAGATCCGAAGGGCAAGTCAATCAGCCTTGCTCAATTGCAGGGTCTCGAGCAGACGGGAAATCTGTCGAAGTTGGAAACGGCAATTTCCTTTGACGCCTTGCCGTCGTCGGTGTTCGGGCAGAACAACATCAAGCACCTTGTTGGTCAACTCGAGAAGCGGCATTGGAAGGATATTCCCGTCGGTGATGAGACGAGGCGGGTGTCTGAGATGCTACACCGGGCACTTGGTAATCTTCAGAAGGGTCAACCGCTTTCGAAGAAGGTGGCAGATAAACTGTGGCCGAAGCTCGATGCACCAACCAAGGCGTGGATTCAGAACAGGGCGGCCACGTATAAGCCTGCTACGCTAGGCAAACCCGGCAAGGTGACCACGAAACCATCACTTGGTCAGAAACCTGCACCGAAGACTGCGCCGAAGTCAGCGTCAACAGATAAGCCTAAGAAACCGCTCGCACCCGCCGAGAAGGTTCCACCAATCACCTCTGAGAAAGCTTTGTTCCAAGAGATTGCGGGTGAGTTTGAAGATATCGATGCTTGGATCAAGGGTATGACCACCGCTGAGAGGGATTCTATCCGGGATTGGAGTGGTAGTTATTCAGGCGCGATCAGGAACTACCAACTGACCGGTAAAGAACTCTCACGATCTATATCTCAGAAGACTGCCTACTTTGAATCGGCCTTGGCAAAGTCTCCAAAGTATAAGGGCACAGTCTATCGCGGCATGAACCAGATGCCGAAGGAGATTGGTATAGTCAATGGGCGACCTGCTATAGGCGGCATCTTCGAAATGAATACTGCCGCTTCGTTCTCAACCAGTCGAACTGTAGCCAACAACTTTGGCACTG